TTCAGCAGCAAGTCGTTCCGCTTTCCGCATGGGCACAAACCATCAACCAGCCGCAACCTGCACCAGCGCCGGAGGCACCGCCGCCAGCTGATGACTCACCAGTAGCGCCGGAAGGCGAAGGCGAAGAGGAACGGTCGGTCGAAGATAGGCTCCGCATGCAAGTGCGCGCGATCACGAACAAGGCTTTGATCCATGCCACAGAAGTTTGAAGACGAAATCATCGAAGCGCTCGGCACGATCATCGGCGAAGTAGAGATCGCGCTGTCGGCGCGTATCGACGAGGTGACAAAACTCGCCAATGAGATCAAGGCCAGTGAAGAGGCGACCGGCGCGAAGGCGGAAGAACTACGCGCCCGGATGGACGTGCTGATCGACGAGATTTCAGCGTCGTGCGCCAAGCGCGCACTGGACGTGATCGAATCCGAACAGGAACGTCAGCGGCAGGACTTCCGCGAACTGGCGCTGGATATCCGTGAGCAGCTGGCCGTGATCAGGATGCTTGAGCAGGGCAAGCAGGGAGAGCGCGGGCTTCCCGGTCCTGTCGGCGAGCGCGGTGAGAAGGGTGATATCGGCGAACGCGGTGATCCGGGGCCGGAAGGTCCGCAGGGCGAACGCGGTTTCGACGGCGAGACTGGCCCGCAAGGCGAGCGCGGCGAGAAAGGTGATCCCGGTCCGCAGGGGGAACCAGGCGAAAAGGGGGAGAAGGGCGATCCCGGTGAACCGGGGCCGCAGGGCGAGAAGGGTCTCGATGGTGCCGAAGGGCCGCAGGGCGTGGCTGGTGAAGTCGGCCCTCAAGGCGAACGCGGCTATGACGGCGAGAAGGGTGATCCCGGCGAGCCCGGCCCGATGGGTGAGCGCGGCGATCGAGGCGAGCCCGGCGAAAAAGGTGAACGTGGCGATCCGGGTGAAATCGGCCCGGTCGGCGAGCGTGGTTTGCCCGGCGAAAAGGGCGAGCGTGGAGAGATCGGCCCGCCCGGCGCGCAGGGCGAAGTCGGTCCGCGCGGCTTCCGTGGTGAACAGGGACCGCCCGGCCCGCAAGGTGAACGTGGCTTGCAGGGTGAGACCGGCACCATTGCCGACATTCATGTCTGGGAACAGGGCGGCGTCGCGCTCAAGGGCCATCTCTATAGCCATAACGGTTCGACCTACTATGCCAAGGCGATCACCGCGCACGAACCGGATGACGACAACGAGGCATGGGCCATCGTCGCGCAGAAGGGTGACGACGCCTATCCCGGCGCGGCCAAGGGCCTGTTCAATCCCGATGAGGAGTACCGCGCCCGCGATTGCGTCGCCCATGATGGATCACTCTGGATGGCGAGGCGGGACAATCCCGGCCAGTGCCCCGGCGAAGGCTGGATGCTTGCCGCTAAGGCCGGATCGAAGGGCAAGCCCGGCGAGCAGGGACCGCCCGGTCCTGCCGGTCCGCGTGGCGCAACTGGTCGCGGGATAGCAGGCGAGCCGGAACTCGACCTGAAAAACTATCGATGGATCATCCCGACGACCGATGGTGAACCGATCATTCTGGACATGAAACCCATGTTCCAGCGCTTCCATGACGAGACGAGTCCATGAACGTAATGCCGAAAAGTGATGATCTCGAAAAGAGCAGGGCGGCGCGAATCCTCCTTGTTCCAGAGGAAGGTCATGACTTCATCGGCAGTGAGCTTCACGACCTTCTCTATGATCTTGACCGTCAAAAACTCCTCGTCAACGGCGTCGAACTCGTCGAGGAAGCGCCGATGGATGGCCTCACCTACGCGCGCTCGAACGCGAAGTGGGTGAAGGTCGCTGGTGGCGGCGGGGGTGGCGGATCAGGTGATGGAATACCGGGGCCACCCGGACCGCCCGGACCGCAGGGACCGAAAGGCAACACTGGTGCGACGGGTGCAACCGGCCCGAAGGGTGATACTGGCGCGCAGGGGCCGCAGGGTATCCAAGGTCCGCCCGGCGTTGATGGCACGGACGGTGTTGACGGTGCGACCGGACCGCAAGGTCCGAAAGGTGACACTGGCGATCCGGGGCCGCAGGGACCGGAAGGTCCGCAAGGTGAAACCGGTGCAACCGGGCTTCCCGGCATGGATGGTGTTTCGATGGTCACCGGTAGCGGTGATCCGACAGCACCAGGCCAAGAGATCGGCGACAGCTATGTCGACACCGGCACTGGCGCGATCTGGACGTGGAACGGAACAGTCTGGACCAACACCGGCACAAGTCTGGAAGGTCCACCAGGGCCGCAAGGCGATCCCGGTCCGATAGGGCCGAAGGGTGATACCGGCGACACTGGCGCAACCGGCGCGACTGGACCGCAGGGCGATCCGGGGCCGCAAGGTATTCAGGGCGTCAAGGGCGATACCGGTGCAACGGGTGCGACCGGCGCGCAGGGTATTCAAGGTCCGAAAGGCGATACCGGCGCGCAAGGGCCGCAGGGCATTCAGGGTATCCAAGGTCCGGCAGGACCGGGTCTGCCATTGCCGCCATCGGACGGCAATTATTATGCGATGCGAAATGGTGTTTGGGTGCTGATCGATATCCCGACAACAATCGACGATATTGGGGATTGATGATGTCAGACTGGTATCTCGTAACTATCGACCGGACGACGCTGCCAACGGAATTGTTGCCGATGGCAAAGACGCATATGCGTGTCAGCTACAATGACGATGACGCCTATATTCAGCTGTGCTTGCAAAGGGCCATCGACCTGTTCGAGCGCCATGCCGGATGGTTCGTGTTCGGTAACACGACCGCTTGGGTGCCAGCTGTCACCGCCACCACCACCCGCGTCCAGATGCCCATCCAGCCGGTGTCGAGTTTCACGGTCGCCCTGAACACGGTCGATGTCTCGGCGGACTACCGAATGGTTCGCGGCGCGTCGGCGACGATGCCATGGTTTCTTCAACGCAATGACGGCGGCATCATCCCGGCAGGGCTGGAAGTCATCCTGACGGGTGGTTACGCCGACATGGCAAGCCTACCGCCATCGGTGATCGACATCAGCTTCCGCATCGCCGCTTTCTACTATGAGAACCGCGAGTCGATCACGTCCTATGGCCTCGAACAGGCACCGCAATGGATGAACGATCTGCTGCTCGGAAACTGGATACCACGTGCATGAGGAAGATCGATGAACGCAAAGCTGAAAACGGTCCCGTTGCAGGAAAGGAGAAAATCCGAAACTGCAAGCCGCGTCGTGGCGATACGGGATTCCTCGATCGCAACGCTCGCGGCCCATGGTCTTCTGGATGCGGACCAAGTGTCGGCGGCACTGCACTTTCGCGACCTATGGGAACGCTATATCAGCCTGTCCAGACCAGCGATTGCCTTCGAACGCATCGATCGATCCCTTTCCCCGGACGTCCAATCCGCCAAGGCTGACGCGAAGAAATCCCTTGCCCGCGTGCGCAGCATTACCGGCGTCTACGGCTTCCAGCTTCTGTCGAAAGTGTGCGGTGACGGCTTCCATATCCGTGACCTTTACCAGTCCCGGCGTGAGCGCGACATGCACACTGATCTCTTGAGGATTTTGCTGTCGCAAGTGGCATCGGACCGGCAAACGCATTGACCTCTGCGCACGCTTGGCGCATCCTTATGGCATAGCGAAGAACTGCCACAACCGTTGAACCCCTCGGCCCGAAAGGTCCGGGGGGTTTTTCGTTGCGCGCGCGCGAGGTGAGCCATGCCGGACAAATTTGGCGCGGGACAGATGCGCGACCTGATGTCCTTCCAGAGCAGGGAAGTCGTCAACGACGGCTACGGAAACAAGGTCGCTGGCGGATGGGTCGAGCGGTTTCGTGACAATGCGAAGATCACCAACCTTCGCGGCGGCGAGAACGTCATCGCATCGCGCCTGGAAAGCCGAAACGTCGCCCTGATGCAGGTGCGCTCATCGCAGCAGATCGCCGATGTCACGCCGCAATGGCGCGTCGTCGATGTCCGGCGAGGCACTGAATTCAACATCAGGGAAATCCATCAGGACCGGACGACAGCCCTTTACGAAATGATGATCGAAAGCGGAGTCGCGACATGACAAAGGATCAAACCATGTGGGTGCGTTTCATCAACCCCTTCGACTGGCGACCAAGGCCGCAGGTGGTTGTGTCCTACAAGCCCGGCCATGAGGTGAGCGTGAAGCACGACGTTGGCGAAGCGGCCATCGCCGCTGGTGCTGCCATCCGTCTCAAGCCGCCACGGCGCGAAGAAAAGAAGACCGTCGTCGAGGAAGCAAAGAAGGCTGACGATGGCGCTTAAAGCGAAATTGGTCGGACGCGAAAAGGTGCACCGGACACTCAATCTGGTGCAGCCGAACATTGCTGCCTCACTGGCTGGCATGCAGATGAAGGTCGCAATCGAACTGGCCGACAAGATCAGATCGTATGCCCCTGTCGGCGACGAGGATCGCAAGCGTGGCCGTCCGCCCGGCACCTACCGCAGTTCCATCCATGCCGCCCGGCTGGCGGATCGTCCAGATGCACAGTTCAAGGGCAAATTCCAGCGCTCGAAAGACCCGAACGCAACCGGCGTCTTCGCTGAATGGCTTTGGCGCTTCCTCGAATTCGGCACGAGGCCGCATACCATCAAAGCCAAAAATGCAGCGC